CCCATGGGCAACCATGGGAGGAATTCAAAATTCGTTATGCGCGTCTTTGAGTGCGCTCTATTCTCGAATTTACGAATAAATACAAAGAATATGCATCTTTTGTTTATCGGGCAATCTTTGCATTTTTCAATATCTTATTTTAGTTCGGCGTTTTAATATTCACGTGCTATAGTCTCATTCTTTTACTGGCATTTGCCGAGACTTAGCAAGCAATATTCTCGTGTACTTATTGTTTATTTATTATATTTAAAAGAAAATAAAAATCTATGTGTTAGTCTAGATTTCTGACGTTAAATGAAGTCCGTACCCCTAGTATCCACACTAGGTCACTAATCACGCAGTCGAGTGCGCGATTTAAAGCTGTAATCTACAGCGATCCCTGGCTAACAGGATAACTAGCAACATTGGACCTATCCAAGTATTTTACGAAACTAGGCGTTGAGGTAGGTACTGAAACCTACATTACGGTGCAGTGCATGCATGCGCAGTACTGATTGGCATAATTGTCACATGCTTTTGGAGAGCAAAATGGCAGCCTTCTGCAATAATATTTTAGAAGATTTACTGAACCCGCCTCCTGTGTGGCACATTAATGGTGTTGGAGGATTGACTATTTGTATATTCCCAGGTAGGGAAATGAATAGTCACTATGATGAATGATAGGGGCTTTTGTATCTTATCACCTTGTTAAGTGTGTTAGGATTAAGATGTTTATCTGGCATTATATAAGCATTAGGACAGCTTTTGTTTGATCTTGCTGCTTTTGTGCGAGCAGTATTGCAAACTTAAGTGCCATGGTGGTGTCAAGGAACTAAAGCTTGAACGCCTTCACTGTAACCAAAGTCAAAGCACTTTATAGGCGCCTGGTGGGTTAATAGCCCGCCCGGCATCTGATAGCCTGAAGTTAGTAACAACACACAAATCCAGAAACCCGTGCAGTTGAACCTGCTTTACATATTTTTACTTGCCAATGTTGAGACCATACGCTCTGTTGTATGCACTCTCTTTTGGGCAAGTCTTTTTGTAATTACTAGAGGGATTAGGTTGTTATATAAACCTATGGAACTTCTATTTAATTACGTTAAATTAATTATTTTCTCAGCTATACTCTGTTTTATTTATGATCCTACATTGATATTTGAGTATATATGTTTAGATCCTCTTCTTGTTCTTAACCTTGAATTGCTTTCCTTATTTTTGGTTATTTATTTGATGGATTATTCACTTGTTCGTAAACCCCCACGAGATTTACATCCTGCTATCACACGCCGCATGTTTTGCAGATTGAGTGGAGGTTTTGAAATTCAAAGTGGTTCATTGGAAGCATATAATGAAGTGATTAAGTCGCGTTTTCCACAACTTAATTTACGTGAGTTTGCTAATTTAGTTTCTGATGCTGGAGCTTTGTATTTAGCATTACGTGACGTCCAAGGTTTCCATCAGCTTTGTGGTATTATGTGGCCATATTTTAGGTTATATATATCCCGAGAAAAGTTTGATAAATTCCTCGAAAATTATAAAAATTTCTTTAAGGAAGAAGCTGAAGGGCAAACTGTTTGTTGGACGGAAGACGATTTAAGGGAGAACCAAGCGGGGCCTATTAAAGACCGAGTTGACCATATATTTGCTAGTAGAGCCAAGAAGGTCCGTGGTAAATGGAAACTCTTTAAGGATTCTGTTGCCATGGCTAAGTTATCTAATTTGGTTGCTACCCTTGTTGCTGCAGTTATTCTTGGTGAGAAATTTAATCCTACCATCGGTGGTCTTAAAATGTTTCGTACCAAACTTCCTTTTAAAAAGATGACTGTTATGGATATGACTGATGTTGTGATTGATTCCGTCTGTTTCTTCATTGAAGGCGGATATTTGTATTTCACACATAATGATCCTAGTCAAATTTTGTATGGAGATGACGAAATGAAATGTATCGATGAAGAGTATACTTTTCTTATGAAGGCTTCCCTTTTAGCACCTGCCGGTAATCTTATGAAACTGAATTTAAAAGCTAACGAGTATTGTAAGCGTTTAAATGACTTGGAAAACAAGTTGCGGAATATGCTTTCGTGCACTAGTGACTTTCAAGTCAGGAGGATGATTCAAGAAAAGATGGCCATGGTAGCTAGATGGAACACTTCTTTCCAGGAGTATCGTCTCAATGGTGGGCTTCGTGCAGCACCTTTTGGCTTGTGCTTCAATGGTGGCTCTAGTGTTGGAAAGTCCACCGTTGCTATAATTACTTATATTTGTCTTATGCCTGCTATAGGATATTCTAACTCACAAGAGTTACTCGTTAATTTGCAGATGAAGAAGTATATGGATAATTATAGATCATATATTAACGCTGTCATTTTTGATGATGTTGCCAATACTCGCCCTGAATTTGAAACTGAATCCCCTATTCGCACAGTAATAGATGTTTTTAATAATATACCCTATTACGCGAATATGGCAGAAGCTGCTATGAAAGGAAAAGTTTCTATTGTCCCTTTATTGGGTATGGCCACTACGAACAAGCAGGATCTGGATGCACGTATTTATTCCAATGAGCCTATTTCTATATTACGTCGTTTTAACTATCATATTACAGTTCGAGTGACACCTGAATATGTAGGTCTCAATGGTGGTTTAGATACTGCAAAAGCAACTGCTTGGGCACATAACAATCCTGGTGAAGTTTGTCAACCTTTCTGGAGATTTGATATTACCCAAGCTGTTAATGCAGGAACTGGTGCTTCCCGTTATATATATTTTGAACCTGTCAAAAATGCTGATGGTATTATTATGACAGATTTAAATATTGAACAGCTTTTGGAATTCCTTATTGTTAAATTTAAGGAACATCACAAACGTCAGGAAGAATTGTTAGCAAATAATAAGAAGATGTACCAAACACCTTTCTGCAAAGCATGTGGCTTGATGAAGAAAATGTGCAATTGCAAGATAGATGGTATTAAGGTTACCGGCTCAAATTTTTCAGACCCTGCCTTCGTGCCTGATTATTTTCCCATAGGCAAAGAAAATTTAACTTACGAGGAGATGGTTGAGCTTGAGCGCACTGAGGAGAAAGGTATGCCCACTCTTATTGAATCTAACCTCTGGGATGATGATGATGATGAGGATTCTGTTAGTGACTGTACTGTAGGTGTTGAGGAAGTGTGGGGAGTAGAGCCCCCAGACGTAGCATCTTTTGAAGAGAAATCTCAAGCTACTTCGGATGGAGTTATTGAAAACCAAGCTGGAAGTCCTTATACACCCCGCGAGTTTTGTTTTTATGCTTTCTTGTATCATAATGCTTTGATTGCAAAAACAAGTATGTCAGTGGCTAGATCTTTCTTTACCAATTGTTTCTTCACATGTATCTATAGAAGTCTGGGATTATGCTCTAGCAATATTACGTATTCTGAGTGGCGTGCAAGTTCCACCACTAGAAGTATGTTCTGGTCGATAGTCGGAGTGATGTGCACACTTAGGGTGTTCTATTTCTCGTGGTTCATAGTGGAGTCTCTACCTTGGACTTTTTGTACCATCTTTTCTCGTGTGTGTGAAGTTGCATATTCGCATACTGATGGTCTATCCCATATAGCTTACATGTTCGAGTTCTTATGCAGGATTCAATCTCATAGATGGTTCAGATGGGTGTACATGTTACCTATCCCTGCTAGTTTGTTTAACTTGCCGGGTGGTAGCATAACCATGAAAGAGTATGGTCGTATTATTTGTTCAAATATGGCAGTCCATTGTTTTCTTGCTTTGTTCCCTATGATTGTTCTGTCCATGCTAGGATTCCCTATCACTGCTATAACAGTATATTTGTTATTTGTGATTATGGAATTGGCTGTTACCTTACAGAGAATCGGGAAAATAGTTAGGGATGCCCAAGCTGATATTCGTGATGTAGTAAATGAATACTCCAAATCTCTTTTCAAATGGGTATGCTTTATTGGCGTTTCTGTCGCTATCATTTATAATGTGGCCAAGAAGTTTCAAGATTTGCGAAATCAGTCAGGTATGATTAGCTATAATCCAAAGAACATTGATAAGCATGCTGAAGCACATTTGAACTATGAGGTTCCCGATCGTGATGTTACTTGTAGTAATATGTCTCGTACTTCTAAATCTGAAGACATCTTACCTAAGGTTGGTACTAATCTGGGTTTCTTTATGTGTAAGAATGAAGAAGGTAAACGACTTGGAAACCACATTCTTTTTATGCAATCAAACGTTGCTTTAGTTCCCAATCACATGTGGGACATGTTTGGAGATGAACTTACAGGAGATCTTATCAAGCATACCAGTGATAATCAGTCTCATAAGCAGACTATACAACTTGACCGCAGTAGCAGTGTTTCCATACCTGATACAGATTTGTGTTTGGTTTATGTACCTCGTGCTGGTTCGTGGGGTAGTTTGGTAGGTTTTCTACCTACTGCTCTCGAAGCTAACCATACTAGGACTAGTGCTTATATAATCACACGCAACCACAATACAGGTGTCATTACTAATAGTCCCTGTGAGGTGGAATCTAGAGATACCATACTTGGAGGTGTTGCTGAAGGTGGTGCTTTATCATATGCTGGTATACGCTATAAGTTGCCCTTTAATACTTATCGCGGATTATGTATGGCTCCTCTTTTATCTTATCGTCATCCTCGTTTAATGGGTTTTCACCTGGCTGGAGTTACTAATGCTCCTCAAGGCGTTGGTGGAACCATTACACTTGATGAATATGTATACGCTCGAAATAAGTTAGGACGTATAAAAGGAGTTTGTTTGACGAAAGATAAAACTGCTGTACCTACTATGTTTATGGGCTCTGAAATTATTAAGGACTTTAATATACATCCCAAGAGTGTCTTAAATGAACTTGATTTACAGTGCAGTATGGTGACGTATGAGGGTACTACCCTCACTCGTGCAACTGATAAGAGCAAAGTCGCAAAGAGTATAATATCCGATGCTGTTGAGAAGGTTACGGGAGTTCCCAATACATGGGGCCCTCCACCTTTTAAACGCAGTAATTGGAGTATGACTTTAGGTCATTATAATAATATTTCTTGTGATTTGCCCTTTAAGTTCTTAACTGCTGCATGTGAAGATTATGTTGAACCTTTTCTGAATGAGACTAGTAAACATATCAAGTATTATTCTTCGGAGTGTATTAAGAATAGTCTAAAAGGTATTAAGAAATTGACAGATGCAGAAATTATAAATGGCAATGATGGTGAACGTTTCATTGATAAGATACCACGATCTACCTCCCCGGGTTTTCCTTTTGGAGGCAAAAAGATGCGTTATATGCATCGAGTAGATCCTTTTGATTATCCTAATCAATGCGACATTCATGACGTTCATATTTCGTTTTGGGTAGAGATGCAGAAAATGGAAAAACGGTACCTCTTAGGAGATTCGTGCCGTCCTATTTTTAAAGCATGTCGTAAGGATGAGCCCACACCGATTAGCAAGGATAAAGTACGTATTTTCCAAGCTAGTCCATTGGCTTTTTCTATGCTCGTACGTAAGTATTTTCTACGTGCCGCTCAATTTCTTTCCACTTACCCTCCTTTATCAGAGTGTGCCGTTGGCATTGTATGTTATCGTGAGGAGTGGGGAGAAATGTCTGATCATATCTGTACTTTTGGTAAAGATCGGATTTTGGCTGGAGATTACTCTAAATATGATTTAAGAATGCCTGCTCAAGTGTCTTTAGCTGCTTTTAGTGTTATTATAGATTTATGTGAAGCTAGTGGAAATTTTTCTACTGATGATATATCTATTATGCATGGTATTGCTGGAGACATATGCTATCCCACTATAGCATTTGATGGTGATATTATATCTTTATTAGGCTCATTACCTTCTGGACATAATTTAACTGCGTATATCAATTCTATATGCAACTCACTATTATTAAGGTGTGGATTATATTCTGAAATTGGTATCTGCTGTTTTCGTGATTATGTGGCAGCTATGACTTATGGTGATGACGTTAAATCTTCCGTTAAAGAGGGATGTTCTTTTTCCCATATCACTTATGCCGAGTTCTTAAAACGTTATGGACTAGTCTTTACTATGCCTGATAAATCCTCTGACCCGACACCTTATATGTGTAATGATGATGCAGATTTCCTTAAAAGGAAAGATGCACAATTGGAAGGTCTTTGGGTAGTAGGGCGTTTAGATGAAAGTTCTATTTATAAGAGTTTACACTGCAATCGTCTAAATACCGCTTCAGTCCCTGAACGCATCGAAATTGCATGTCAATGTATTAATGGTGCTTTACGTGAATGGGCTATGTATGGTCGAGATGTATTTGCTGAGAAACAGGAGCAGATGAAGGAAGTTCTAGAGTTGTCTGATATTCCCATTGGGTTTTGTCCTATGGTGGAGATCACCTATGATAAATTTCTTGATGAAATTGTCAATGGTGCTCTACTACAGAGACCTGATGAGGATGTCGAACTCTAGGATTTCGAACTCCGGGCTTTGGATCCCGTAAGCAAAGGGCCACTTTGTATCGTATGGAACGCGATACATCGTATTAAATGGTTCCATTACGTGCCATTGGCACAAGGCGCTCCGGTCGTGTCTAACGTAGAGTTTAAACCAAAGACCGGGCACAGGTATGGTTACCGACACTTGTACTTTTTGGTGTTTGTAATTGCAAATGTTAGGCTTCCTGTGAAAAGTAGGGGTCCTCGTACCCCTCCCCTATTTAGGGGCGTGTTGCTGCACTGCTACAAGCTCCAAATTACAATGGATTGAGCGAACCATTGTTCTTATACTCGCTTCCTAACCAATCCAATATAACTGCTACAGCTTCCCTGCCTGTAGACGAAACAGTATTACCAACAACTCAGGATCGTGAATTAGTTACGTTTGTTGATGAAACCCAGCATTGGCAAGCTTCTACTATTTCCCAGGGAGATCCTACGTTCGGAGTATGCGATTCGGATGATGCATCTCTGGACAACTTTTTCCGTAGACCAGTGAAGATTAATTCTTTTTCTTGGGCTATTGGAACTTCTGTAGATGTTACTATTGATCCTTGGACTTTGTATTTGTCTAATCCACGTGTGGTAAACCGCATAACAAATTTTAAGATGTTGCGTGGTAAACTACATGTGAAATTTGTCGTGAATGGCAATAAGTTCTATTATGGTCAAATTTTAACATCCTACACCCCACTTAAAGCTTCTGATACGATTACAAAAGCACGTGTTACTGTGTTTTCTGATTTAGTGGAAGCTTCTCAAAGACCACATGTGTTTCTGCAGCCAACATGTTCTATGGGCTCAGAAATGATATTACCTTTCGTGTGGCAACATAATGCACTAGATATCCCAAGTGGAGCTTGGGCTGGTAGTGCTATGGGTGAGTTATGGTTCCGTACTTTGAACCTACTTGCCCATGCTAATAATGGTACTGAACCCATTACTGTTACTACGTTTGCTTGGATGGAAGATGTTGTTCTTTCTATTCCAACAAGTGTAGATGCTAGTGGTTTAGTTCCACAATCAGGTGAGCTTGATGAATATTCTGGCCCGGTGTCTGCTCCCCTTAACACCATTGCTAGATTATCATCTTTGGCACAGAACATCCCTGTATTATCTCCGTATGCCAAAGCTTCTCAGCTTATTACCTCTAGGTTAGCTGAGGTTGCTCGTTTATTTGGTTTTTCCCGTCCTGTTATTTTGGATTCAATAAAACCATATCGGCCGACTTATTGTGGTAATGTGGCTAATACAAACTTACCTGATTCCTCCACAAAACTTACCTTTGATGTTAAGCAAGAGGTATGTATTGACTCCCGCGTATGTGGTTTATCTGGAGTAGATGAGATGAATCTTATGAATATTTTTCAACGAGAATCTTATCTTACTACTTTTAACTACGATTATTTGTCCCCCGTTGATACATTTCTCTTCAGTAGCGCTGTAACACCTATGTTATATACAACAGATGTTGATCCTTTAAATCCTACACGTACCGAATGGCACATGTCCCCTGTGGCGTATGCTTGTGTACCTTTTAGATTTTGGCGTGGGTCACTCCGTTTTAGATTTCAAATTATCGCTTCTGATTTTCACAAAGGTAGACTTAGATTCTCGTATGATCCCTCTTCTACTGGTACGTCTGCTACAGAATATAATGTTAACTATAGCAAAATAGTTGATATTGCTGAATGTAAAGATTTTACCATAGAAGTTGGGTGGGGGCAAGTTCAACCCTACTTACAAGTTTCTACTACCACCTCTGTTTTGCCTTATGTCATAGGTTCTGGTGCGAAAGCTAGTCTTGCAGGTTTTGAGAATGGTATACTTAGTGTATCCGTTGTTAATGAACTCACGGCTCCTTCTGCAATTAATCCCAGTATCTCTATCAATGTATTTGTTAGTGCTGGGAGTGATTTTGAAGTGATGAGCCCGCAAGACACAGGAGTTTTATCTTACTCCTTTGCCCCCGAGCCTGCTCCGGTGGTACTCCAATCTGGTGAATTAGATGGCTGTGGTGAGCCAACTAAGAATCCTACTTATTCCTTCTGCCAACCACTTTCTTTACAAGATCACAATGCCGAAGTTTTTCATGGCGACCCTGTGACTTCTGTAAGACAGTTGTTGAAGCGTTATAATTTTAGTTCTGTATTAAGAGTTCCTCTTGGTATTGCAGTCAATCGATGGGTTCTCTCAACATTTCCTCTATCAAGAGGTTATGTTAGTGGTGCCTTGTATGCGAATACCTCACATGCTACAAATTTTAACTTTGCAGAAATGACCATGATGAACTACTTTACTGCGTGTTATGTATGTCGTCGTGGTGGAATAAGGTGGAAATATATATGGAATTCAACAGGCGTTGGCGGTGTTGGAACACACACTACTCTATCTGCTATGGGATGGTGTCAGCGTGCACCTTATACTTCTATTTGGGCTAATGTGAATCAAGCTATTAATGACGGTTCTGATGCCCATATGGCATATAGTGCTGCTATAAACCCCATGCACGATGGAGCTCAGTTTACAGTGTTGAATGAAAACCCGGTTATAGAAATAGAATTACCATATCAACGTAATGACCGTTTCTTGCCAGGCCGAGAATTAAACTACACTACTAGCTCTGATATGGATTACCATATAGCTGGAACTCATGGGAGCGTTCCAGCACCAATTGCGTTGCTAAGGCTATGTGCTGCAGCTGAGGATTTTGATTTATCATACTTCCTTAGCACGCCGGTACTATATATTGTTTCTACGCCTTTGCCAGCATAATTCACCACATAAGGACCGGTGATTGGTCCGACCACTCGTTGAGTGGTGCCCTTTAGGGTAAAATTTGTCTTGATGATCGATTTTCCCTACGGGGTTTTATAGATCACAACTTCAATTCAAATGTACTCTCCTGTTCTTATTGGA